TGGCACGCGATCAGGAAGGATATGCCCTCAACCTCAATACCACCAATACGGTCAACTGTGCTGGAGTCTTGCTCGATCCACAACAACCATACCAGTACATCCTTCCACCTGCCAGCTTTTCTTCGCCCATGATGCTATCCAACAAAAAGAGGACATATTCCAACGTCAAGTACACTTTCAGTCCGTTCGTCTCGTTTACCGGATTCGAAAATGCGACGATAGGAACGTGCATTGCAGGAACTCAGCCTACTCCCGATCTGAGATCGTGCGAGACTTGTCAATACGTCTTTATGAATACGTTTAACCTGCAGGTCAATATCAGAAGGACCGTAGGATGCTTCGTATTCGACCTGACAAACATTTCGAGCTCTACTACCGGACCTCCTCCTCCGCCTCCCTCTCCTACTACTTCTACGAGCGGAACTGGAACATCTACCACCGCAACTAGCACTTCTACTACTACTACAACTACTTCTACCACTGGATCGACCCCTGTCAGCACGATC